ACTATTAAATGAAGTATCATGATAGATAAAATTTTAGAATTAATTAGTATAACAGAATGTAATGGTAAATACTCACAAATTGCAAAAGGTAAAAATAAAATGCCAGAAAATTTAAAAGAAGCTTACAACCAATTAAAAAAAGAATTAAAAAATGGCTAAAGAAATTATTATAGATATTAATCTAAAAGATGCTGAGAAAAATCTACAGGCTATTAATGAAACTTTAAAAGTTCAAAAAAATATTATAGCAGATTTACAAATAGCAAATACTAAGCTAGAGAATCAATTACAAAAAACTAGTAAAAGAGATTTAAATAGAAGAAGAGATTTAGGTAAACAAATAGATAAAAATAAACAGCTCATTAAAGAAGAGCAAGCAGGAATTAAAAAAAATACTTTAGTAAGAGATAAAGCAAACGATTCTTTAAAAACTGCTAAAGATAATTCTACGGATTTATCTGGAGCTATGGGTGTTCTAGATAGGCAAACAGGAGGACTAGCTTCTGGACTAACGAACTTAAGTGCAGGAGGGTTAAAGAAAACTATTAAAGGTTTTATGACCTTAAAGACTTTAGCTATGGCTAGTGTTTTAGGACTTATAGTAGGAGCTATAGTAGCTTTAAAAACTGCTTTCACTTCTTCTGAAGATGGACAGAACAAATTTCTGAGTATAATGACTCAGATAGGAGTAGTTGTAGGAAATGTTACAGATATAGTAGCAGATCTAGGTATGGGTTTATTTAATGCAGGAAAGTCACTAGCTAAATTAATAACTGGAGATTTTGCAGGAGCTACTGCTGCTTTTGGTGAAATGGTAGTAAATGTTGATAGTGCTACAAATTCTATAGCAAACTTTGGAGAAGAAACTAAAAAAGAAATAAAGCTAGCTAAAGAATTATCAGAACAAAGAGCGCAGGCAGACAAAGCGGAGCGAAGGCTACTAGTTGAAAGAGCAGAAGCAAACCGAAAAGTAGCGGAGTTAAGAGAAAGAGCAGCAGACAAAGAAAATGTAACTGTTAAAGAAAGGATAGAAGCAATAAAAGAAGCAGGTGAAATAGAAGAAGAAATAACAGCTAAAGAAATAGAAGCTGCTAGATTAAGATTTGAAGCTAAAAAAACAGAAAACTCTTTAAGCAAATCAACTAAAGAAGATTTAAACGAAGAAGCACAGCTACAAGCTACTTTAATAGACTTAGAGACAGCTAGACTAAGAAAACAAAAAGCTTTAACTGCTGAAATAACAACTGCATTAAGGGAGGAAGAGTCTGAAAGAAACAGAATAATAAGTGATAGAAAAAAACAAGAGGCTGACGATCTTAAAGCTAAAGAAGAGTTAGACAAAATAGCTTTAGAGAAAAAACTAGAGCAGGACAAATTAGATAAAGAAGAAGCTGAAAAACTAGCAGTTTTAAAAGTTGAATCTGATCAAAGAGTTTTAGCCTCTGAGATAGAAATAGAGCAAAGAAGATTAAACGCTAAGAAAGCCTCTACGGCTGGAATTATTTCATTATTTGGAGCTGAGTCTGGAGCAGGAAGAGCAGCCGCTATTATTAGACAAGTTTTAGCTGCTCAAGAAATGATAGCAGAAGCTAGAAAAACTATCACTTTTGCAAGTTTAGCAGGAGCAAGGTCTTCAGCAGCAGTAGCTGAAGGAACAGCACAAACTGCAAAAGTTGGATTTCCTCAGAATGTACCCATGTTGATAGCTTATGCTCTTCAAGCTGTAGGAATAATTTCTGCAATTAGTTCAGCAGTAGGCAAATCTAAATCTATTGCAAGTTCTTTAGGTGGTGGTGGTGGTGGCGGTGGAACTCCAAGCTTTCAAGCAGCTCCATCTCCTGCTGTGCCTGCTGCTTTTAATGTAGTAGGAGCTTCTAGTTCAAACCAATTAGCAGGAGCTATAGCTTCACAATCACAGACACCAGTTCAGGCTTTTGTAGTTTCTAACGATGTAACAACCGCACAGAGTTTAGAAAGAAATATAGTAGAGGGAGCTTCTATAGGATAGGAAACAGTTTATAAATTAATCGTACATATAATATGGATATAATAGAATTGTTTTTAGATGAAGAAAATGAACAGTCTGGAATAGAAGCCATTTCAGTCGTTTCTGCTGGTGCAATTGAGTCAGATTTTATAGCTCTTAAAAATCAAGAGTTTAAAATGGCTGTTGTAGACAAGGAGCAAAAAATACTTCTAGGAGCTGCATTAATACCTAATAAACCTATATACAGAAAAAATAGTGAAGGTGATGGCTACTATGTTTTCTTTTCAAAAGATACAGTAAAGAAAGCCTCTGAAATGTTTTTTATAAAAGGCAATCAGTCTAAAGCTACAGTAGAGCATCAAATGTCTGTAGAAAATTTAACTGTTGTAGAATCATGGCTAGTAGACGATCCTAAAATGGATAAGTCTGTCAAGTATGGTTTAGATGTGCCTCAAGGCACTTGGATGATCTCCATGAAAGTTAATAATCCAGATGTTTGGAAAGAAGTTAAAGAGGGTACTTATAAAGGTTTTTCTATAGAGGGCTATTTCAGCGATCAAGCTAATAGACCAAAAGAACAAATAGAAGAAGAGCTAGCAGCGGATGTATTACTAAACAAAATTAAAAATATTCTTAATGACAAGAAAACCCTTTAAAAATTTAGCTCACTCCTCTCCAAAAAATGGCAAAAGAGGCTGTTTATGTAAAGACAATACTTATAGTTCTAAATGCTGTGAGGGTGAATTACACCAGCAAGGCATAGGAAAAACTAGAGCTACTTATTAATAAGTGAAAACACTTTCGACTTTTATCGTACATATATTAAGGAATCAAAAACATTTAAATGAAAGCATCAGAAATAGTAGAATCAATTAAAGAAGTTTTAGGAATGCAATTAGCAGAAATTAAAGTAGAGCTAGAAATTAGAGAACTAGATAATGGTACTAAAATAGAAGCTGAAAAATTTGAAGAAGGTGAGCCTGTTTTTATTATTACAGAAAGCGGTGATGAAGTTTCAAAAATAGCCGTTCCTGTTGGAAATTATGAAATGAATGACGGAACTGTTTTAGTAGTTTCTGAAGAAGGTGTTATAGGAGAGTTAAGAGAAGCTTCTGACGAAGTGCCTCAAGAAGAAGACTTAGAGGAAAAAGAAGAGCTAGCAGATGAGGGAAACTATGTAACGATAGATGACTGGAGAGGAATGGAGAAAAGAATCCAAAACCTAGAGGATGCTATTTCAGATTTAAAAGGTGATAAGCAGAGTGTAAATTCTAAAGAAGACGAAATGTATTCTAAAGAAAATAAAGTAGAAGAAGTTAAGGTTAAAGCCTCAGATAATTCATTGGATTTAAGTTCTGTAGAAGTTAAAGCTGAGCCTATTGCACACAGTCCTGAAAAAGTTCAAGCTAAAGAAAGAGTACAATTAGGGAAAAAAAGATCAAAGTCTACTTTAAGCAGAGTCTTAGACATAATAAATAATAATTAATAATAACAATAAAAATTTAAAAATGAGTAATCAAAAAGTAGAGCTTGCCACTTCGGTAAATATCACAACTTCATATTCCGGACAGTGGGCACAAAAGTACGTTCGGGCTAGTCTTTTGACTGGAAATACTTTGAATAATGGCGGAGTAACAATTTTGCCAAATATCGATTATAAGTATGTGATCCAAAAAGGAGCATTCGATGCTAACTTTATCAAAGACGCTAGCTGTGATTTCACAGACACAGGAGCTGTAACGCTTACAGAAAGAGTAATCACTTTAGAAGAGTATCAAATCAATGCAGAATTTTGTAAAAAAGATTTTTCAATGACATGGCAAGCGGCAGAGATGGGTTATTCTGCGCTAGATCAAGAACTTCCTAAATCATTTTCTGATTTTATTATAGGAACTTTTGCAGCTAAAATAGCTGACAAATATGAGCAAGTAATATGGAGCGGAGTCGGTGGTAATGCTGGAGAGTTTAACGGATTTGTTACATTATTAACAGCAGATGGTGGAGCTGACGTTGCAGCAGTTGCAGGTGGAATTACAGCCGCAAATGTTCAAGCTGAATTACAAAAAGTTACTTCTGCAATAAATGCAACAGTATTCCAGAAAGATGATATGTATATATATATCGGAACGGACATTTTAAGATTTTACATCCAAGCTTTAGGAAATGTAGGAGCAGGATCAGGTGTAGAAAATAGAGGTTCATTATGGTATAACGGAGTGCCTTTAACTGTAGATGGTGTTAAATTATTTTATTCGCCGGGAATGCCTGCTAATACAATGGTAGCTTCTGAAGTTTCTAATTTATATTTTGGAACAGGGGTAATGAGTGACTTTAATTCTATTAGAATTATTGACATGGAAGAAATAACTGGATCTTTAAATGTGAGATTTATCCAAAGATGGAAAGCGGGAATTAATTATGGTATTAGAGAAGACATTACGCTTTACGCATAATCAATTAACTAATAAAGTTTAACCTTTTAAAAATATAAAAATATGGCTTGTAATTTAAGCGCAGGTAGAGCAGTACCATGTAAAGATGTGGTAGGCGGTATACAAAAGGTTTTCTTTGTAGACTTTGGAGGATTAGGAGCGGTAACACTGACAGCAGACGAAATAACAGACGCAACAGGTACGTTTTCAGCTTATGAGTATGATCTTAAAGGAGGTTCATCTTTAGAACAAGCTATTAATAGCTCTAGAGAAACAGGAACTACATTTTTTGAACAAACACTTACACTAAATCTCACCAAATTAAGTAAAGAAGATAACGTACAGATAAAACTATTAGCATATGGTAGACCACAGGTAGCAGTCGTAGATAACAACGGAAATGCATTTTTAATGGGGTTAGATCATGGAGCAGAGGTTTCAGGCGGAAGCATTACAACATCAGCAGAAATGGGTGGATTAAGCGGTTATACGCTTAGTCTAACAGCTCAAGAAAAGCTTCCTGCAAACTTTATAGATGGAGCAACTTTAGCGAATCCTTTTATTGGACTAGCAAGTGCAACAGAAACTATAGTAGTAGGTACAAACAGTTAAAAACGATAGGTTTCTTTTCATTAAGTTTTGTTTAGGTTAGGAGAGGGTGCTTTTACGAGTTACCCTCTTTTATTTTATAATTATTATGATAATATTACAAGAGACAGCAGCTTCGCAAACCCTAAGAATAATTCCTAGAGAATACGCTATAACTACAACTTATAACGTAAATATTACTAGCGATTCTGAGAATAAAAATATTTATTCAGCAGCTTATACTAACCAATTTACCGTAGATAGATACTGGTATAATGTGCCAGCATCTATTCCAAATTTAGAACAAGACAATTTCTATACCCTAATAATAACAGATGCAGCCACTAAAGAAGTTTTTAGAGGTCGCATATTTTGCACTAACCAGACATTAAGTGATTATAGCGTAAATCAAGGAGAGTACACTACAACCACATCAACAAATGAATTTTTATTCTATGAAGCATAAAAGTAACATTCATATTTTAGAGCTTAATACCTATACAGCTCCGAGAGTATATGAAGAAAGAAATCAAGATTTTGTTTCTATAGGAGAAGACAATAATTACTATCAATATATTATAGATCGTTATGTAGGATCTACAACCAATCACTCTATTTTAAATGGAGTAACTAATTTTACATATGGGCATGGCTTAGATGCAACTGATTCTAATAAAAAGCCAGAGCAATACGCTCAAATGATGTCTATATTAAAGAAAAAAGACCTGTTTAGAGTAGTTCAGGACTTTATAATTTTAGGAGAAGGAGCTTTTCAGGTTACTTATGACTCCAATAGAAAGATTTCTAAGCTTACATACTTTCCAAGACAGACTTTAAGAGCTGAAAAATGCAATGATAAAGGAGAAATAGAGGCTTATTATTACCATAATGACTGGACTGAGTACACAAAAAGAGACAAACTTAAGAGAATACCTGTTTTTGGAACATCAAAAGAGCAAAATGAGCTGTATATAGTTAAAAAATATGTAGTAGGATTCCATTATTATAGTTTACCTAGTTACGCTGCATCAATGCCTTACGCACTTTTAGAAGAATCGGTCTCTGAGTATTTAATTAATGAGACACAGAATGGTTTTTCAGGAACTAAAGTGGTCAATTTCAATAACGGAGTACCAGATAAGGAGAAGCAAATGCAGATTAAAAACGATATTTTAAACAAATTGACAGGTTCAATTGGTGATAAAGTGATCGTAGCATTTAATTCTAATCAAGAATCTGCTACAACTGTAGAAGATATTTCATTAAACAACGCTCCAGAGCATTATGCTTACCTATCTGAAGAGTGCGTAAAAAAATTGATGGTAGGGCATAGAATCACCTCTCCTTTATTACTGGGAATAAGAGAATCTGGAGGAGGTTTAGGAAATAATGCAGATGAAATCCAGACAGCAACAGATTTATTTTTAAATATAGTTATTAAGCCATCTCAGGACATCGTTATAGATGCTTTAGACGATCTTTTATCAGTTAATGACATAGCACTTAATCTTTACTTTAAAACGCTTAAGCCGCTTGATTTTATGAATGAAGAAACTGACTTAACTGATGACCAAATTGAAGAAGAGACAGGAATTAAGCAAGAAGATATAGAGGAGCAAAAAGTAGAAGTAGATTTAAAAACTATAGACGGAAATTTAGCTTATAAGACAGTTGCAGAAGCTGAAGCTCAAGCAAAGAAATTAGGCTGTAAAGGACATCATGAGCATAATGAAAATGGAACAATTTGGTTTATGCCTTGTAAGTCTCATGACAAAATGCCGAAGTCTATGTATATGTCAGAAGATGAGTTAAGTGAAAATGAAAGTAAAGAGATACTTGGATCACTAGCAGAAACAGGACATAAAATGTCAGAAGACTATGTTTTTGTTGACGAAATAGATGCGGATGACGATATTGACAATGAAGACTGGGCAAATTACTTGATTGATGAAAAGAAAAGTGCGCTTTCTAAAATAAGAGGTTTGCTTGGTTTAGCAGATGAAGTTAAGTCAAAAAATAAAGGTAGTTCTTATAGTGATTTAGATTCTAACAACGGACTTTATAAAATACGCTACACTTATGCTATAGGATCAAGAAAGCCAAGTAAAACACAAAGAGACTTCTGTAGAAATATGATGAACATGGCTAATGCAGGAATAGTCTGGACTTTAGAAGATATTGACAGAGCCTCTAGAGAAGGAGTTAATAGAGAGCTAGGACATAATGGCAAAGCTTTCAATTTATTCAAATTTAAAGGCGGCATCTATTGCAGACATATTTTCAAAAAAGTTCTTTTTAGACTTGAGAGTAACACTGAACCTTCAAAGAATTTAGATAATTATAAGAAAGTTAGAAGTATTCCTAAATCTTATAATAGAAAACCTAGAGGATCAAAACAAGCAGCAACAGCACCAGAAAATATGCCTAATCGAGGAGCATACCCTAATTAAAATTTAAACTATGGCACAAGTATTATTTATAAATAGAGACGATCTAGTCAGATTCACTTCTGCTAATGGGAATATAAATACAGATTCATTTATTCAGTATATTTTTATAGCGCAGGAAATTCAAATTCAAAGATTTTTAGGAACTGAACTTTATGAGCAGCTAGAAGCAAAAATTACAGCAAACACTTTAACAGGTCATTACTTAACTCTAGTAACTGATTATATAAAACCTGCCTTGACACATTGGGCAATGGTAGAATTTTTACCATTTCATGCTTATTCTATTTCTAATCAAGGAATTTTTAAAAACACCTCAGAAAATGCAGTTAATGCAGATAAAAATGAAGTAGATTTTTTAATAGAAAAAGAAAGAACAACTGCACAATATTTTAGTAATAGATTAATAGACTATTTACAGGATCAAGCCGCTGCACATTTCCCTGAGTATTACTCAAATACTTATCCAGATATATATCCAGATGACCAAAGTAGTTTCGGAGGATGGCAGTTAAGTTAGATAAAACAAATGAGCAAGAGAAAAACGAAATCTTGCTTAAAAAATATTTAAAGAATAAAGTAGAATCAATTAAAAATATAACAAATTGGCAACATTTACAGGACAATTAATTTCAGCGACTTATGATGCTATTTTAAAAAGCATTGATAACGATCCACTTGGCTCAGTAGCTAAACAGATTACAGATGGTCTAGGAAATGTTACACCATTATATATCTCTACAACTCAAATAGGAATAGGAATAACTCCAACTGAAGCTCTTCATGTAAGCGGAAATATTATAGGAACAGGTACTCTAAATATAACTGGTCTTACTACGTTTGGAACTTTAAAAAGCAATTTAGCCACAGGCGCAACTATTGGAGAATTTATTACAGAAGCACAGGGCATAGCATCGAACAACAATGATACAACACTACCAACTTCAGCGGCTGTAAAAAATTATGTAGATTCTGCAAATACAGGACAAGTAACTGGCTCAGGAACAGGTGGAAAACTACCTATTTGGACTGGAGTAGGAGCAAGCTCAACTTTATCTGATTCAGCAATTTCAGAAGCTTCTACAAAATTAGTATTCACAAAAGATATTTTTATAAATGATGTTTTACCAGTTATTACTCTTTCAGATAGTAATAGCTCAGGCTCAGCAACTTCAGGAGATATAGTTTGGATAGATAGCGCAGCAAGTCAAAGAGCTATTATTTCACTAACTAGTAATACTTTAGGAATTACTAGCAAACAAGGAGGTCTTGCTTTTAATACAGCATCAACTCCAGCAATGTCAATAGATGCGAGTCAAAATGCCATTTTTAACAGCGATTTAGATGTAACAGGAGACTTAGCAGTCAATACAGATAAATTTACAGTTAGTGCAGCAACAGGAGCTGCATTTTTTACAGGTTTAGTAAGTGGAATTACACCGACTGCTGCAGCAAATTTTACTACTAAATCATATGTTGATGGGCTAACACCGAACTTAGGGCTATTTTTACGTTTAGCAGGTGGAACAATGTCAGGTGAACTAGATATGGGCGGTAACAGTATTACCGATATTAATGAATTGACCTTTGGAGCTAACGCCTACATAACGTCTCCCAGCAACACCCTAGTTCGCTTTAATCAAACAAGTGTTGATATTGCTTCAGGAGATTTAACAGTTTCAGGAACTATCTCAGGAGTTTTAGCTAATGGTGTAACTGCTACTACGCAAACAGCAAACAACAATTCTACAAAGGTAGCCACGACTGCTTATGTAGATACTTCAGCAGGTTTATATTTACCACTTACAGGGGGAACTCTTATAGGTGCTTTAATAGGAACAACTGCAACTTTTGCAGGAAATGTAGGAATCGGAGCGGATTCGCCTGGAAATAGATTAGTAGTTAGAGGGCCTTCATCTGATGCAACTGGAGGAGATAACAATGTTGCACAGTTTGAAGGGCCGAGCGGAACAAATGGATTTCAAGTTTATGTAAATGATACGCTTAACAACACTGGAATACAAACTAAAAATGGTGATAGTTTTATAATTAATCCAGGTGGAGGAAACGTCGGGATCGGAACGACTGGGCCTAATAGTAAGTTACAAGTAGATGGAAGTATAAGAGCAGAAAATTCTGCTTTTTTAGCTGGTAGAGAAGATGCAGCAGCACCAGCACATTCTTTTCACGATGACGCTGATACCGGTATGTTTAATATTAATCCAAATATATTAGGATTTTCTACAGCAGGCACAGAAAAAATGCGTATAGATAGTTCTGGATTAACTACTATAAAAAGAACTGGAATTACTGGAGCTGCAAAAGCTGATATGAATTTACATCTTGGTTTTGAAGGTAATGATGGTGAAAATAATTTAATTGGATTTGGGTATAATGGAGGAACTAATATTCCTGCATATATTGGATATAGTTCAACAAGTGGAAGTGGAAATACTAAAGGGGATTTATATTTTGCAACAAGAAGTGTTACAACAGATACACAGCCTTCAAATAGGATGGTTGTAAAAGCAAATGGCAATGTAGGTATTGGAACAAATGCTACTGTAGGTCAAACTCCTGGTAGTCTTTTAACTTTATCTGGTAACAGTAACAATTTTGCTACAGCCCCTATAATTAGATTTGATTCAACTTCCACTACTACTAATGTTAGAAACTGGGCAATTGGTCCTGCAGACACAGCTATTGGTAATTTTCATATTATGAGAAGTGCAACACTAGGAGGTGATCCTCTGACTGGGGCTGGAGCTGCAACTTTTACTATTGATTATACTGGAAACGTCGGAATCGGAACTGTTTCGCCTGCTAAAAAATTAGATGTAGAGGGAAACATCAGAGCAAAAAACACAGCAGGTTCAGCAGCGGCAGAAATAGATATTTCAAGTGGGGCGACATGGAGATTAAGGTCAAACCCGACAAGTGGAACTAATAGTTATGGTTTAGATATAATACAAGGTGGGTCAGGAACAGGTGTAGTAATGTCTATATTCAGTAATGGTATTGTAAAAATAGGAGGAACTGATACAGGTTATTCGGGTACTCTATTACATACAGGGAGTTATTCAGCAACTCAATCAGGTATAAATATTTTAAGTTCAAATACAGGGTATGGATATTTATTATTTGGAGATGGAGATGGAGCTGCTTCTTATACTGGTCAAATAACGTATAAACATGGAGATGAGTTTATGGCATTTAATACTAATTCTGTAGAAAGAATGAGGATTTCAAGTGGGGGAAAGCTTTTAATTGGCAAAACTGAATTAGATATCTCTATATCAGATGGTTTTAGGTTTGATCCAAATGGGGAAGCTTTTGCATCTATTCCCTCTACTGGAGCAAATACTTGGCATGTTTATGATATGACAAATAACGCTTATAGATTCTATGTTAGTGCAGCAGGTCAAATATATGCCACAAGCACTTCTATTAGTGGATTATCAGATATTACTTTAAAAGAAAATATAAAACCTTTAGAAACAGGTTTAGATGATGTAATGAAGTTAAAACCAAAAAGGTTTGATTGGAAAAATGGAGATGGAAAAAATATTGCAGGCTTTATTGCTCAAGAAGTTGAACAAGTTTTACCTGATTTAGTTAGTGAATCAAAATATACGGATGAAGAAACAAAGAAATCTTTAAAGATGGGAGATATGATTCCAACTTTAGTAAAAGCAATACAAGAGCTAACTGCAAAAGTAGAAAGATTAGAACAAGAATGTAAATGTAAATAAACCTTATAAAAATTAACCCTTAATAAATAAGATGATAAACAAGATCAAAGACGAAGAACTAGAAAACCTACAAAAACACTCTCAAGAACAAGCAAAAGTTTTACATGATCTAGGAGTACTAGAAGCACAGAAACATGAACTACTTCATGGTTTAGTTTCTTTAATGGAAAAAAATGAAGGCTTTAAAAAAGAGCTAGAGGCAAATTATGGAAAAGTTAATGTTTCACTACAAGACGGAACTTATGAACCTATTCCAGAAAAGCAAGATGGAGAAGGAGCTGCCAATTCAATGGATGCATTAGACGAATATATAAAGTAGTTAAGTTTAATATCTATGGATTTTACAGATTTGAAGATTTACGCTATAAATACAATGGCTTTTATGATAACCATGACTGAGATAGAAACTTGGTTAAAAGTAATTCTTCTTATCTGTACTATAGTTTATACAGTAATGAAAACTAAAAAGCTTTGAGAATAATAGATAAGCTTATAGTTCACTGTTCAGCTACTCCAGAATTTAAAGAGTTTGATGTAGATGACATTACAGAGTGGCATCTTGCTAGAGGGTGGTCAGACTGTGGCTATCATTTAGTAATTAAATTAGATGGCACTGTAGAGACTGGTAGACCTATGTCTAGAGCAGGCGCAGGAGTTTATGGTCATAATAGAGCCTCTATTCATGTATGTTATATTGGCGGCATGGACCGAAACATGGATAAGTGGATAGACACTAGAACCGATAAACAAAAAAAAGCCTTAATAAAAGTATTAAGCGCATTAAAAATAGAACATCCAAAAGCCAAAATATTTGGACACAATGACTTTACAGATAAAAAAGTATGTCCATGTTTTAACGCTAAAGATGAATATAAAGATTTAAATAATGGCATTAAATAAAAAAGTAAACCTTGATATTGATGGAGACGGAAAGACTGATTTTAATCTAGATTTAAAAACAATTATTTTAATATTAGGAGGGTTAATTAGCATAACCATGACCTATTCTACCTTAACTAAGCAAATTGAAATTAATAAACAGCAGATAGAAGTAGCTAAAAAATTGCCTCCTGCTAAGTCTCATGATATAATAGAGCAAAAGATCATGTATTTAGAAGATTACATAGCTAAACTCGAAGATCAACATAATAAAAGAATAGATAATCTAGAAAAAAAAGTTTTTAAATAATGAAAAAAGTAATTATATCATTTTTAAAGCCTGTTGTATTTATATTATTTCTAGCTATTTTTTCTGTTATGTTGTTAGGCTGCGCAGATTATACTAAGCCGCCTACAGCTTCTCATGTTTTAGCAGTTACATTAGAAGGTGATACTATTTTAATAGCTATAGATAAGATAAGACCGAGCATAAATTATTCTTATTATCCTATTTATTCTAGTCCTTATTATAATAATTACAACTATAGAAATTACAACTATCAATGGAGATATAATGACAATAGAGGAAGTAGTTCAACTGTTATTTCTAAAAACAAATCTGAAAAGCCTCCAGTATCTCCAGACATTACTACTAGACCATCTGGAGCAGTGTTATTAAAAGGAAAAAAATAAATGGGTAAAATATTATTAAAATTATTTGGTCAAGCAGGAGCAGGAGTAGCAAATAAGATTAGTGATATAATAGACAGACATACCTTTAGCAAAGTTGAAAAGGCTCAAATGCAAAAAGAAATGAGTCAAGTTTTTATAGATGCTGAAGCGGATATTCAAAAGAACATTACTGAAAGATGGCTCTCAGACGCAAATTCTGATTCATGGCTTAGTAAAAATGTTAGACCAATGGTATTAATATTTTTAGTAATCTCTACTATTTTAATGGTCTTTATAGATGGAGGTTTAATAAGCTTTGATTTAAAAGACTCTCATTCCGATCTTTTACAGATTGTTTTACTTACTACAATTGGAGCATATTTTGGAGGCAGGTCAATTGAAAAAGTTAAAAAATGAAAGACTTTAGACCTAGACTTAAAGGAAATAAAAAAACTGCTTATGATAACATTACAAGAAATGAATCACGTATTCTTATTATTGGCGATTTGCACTGTCCTTTTGAGTTAGATGGTTATTTTGATTTCTGTAATGAAACCTATTCTAAATATAACTGTAATCAAGTAGTATTTATAGGTGATATTATAGACTCACACTATAGCTCCTTTCATGCTACTGATC